CACCCCAATGAGAATTTTTCTGCTGAGCTGTGCGCAGCCTGGGTGGTTCCACCGGTGGGGGGAAGCGTCTCACCATTCCATCTGAGCCGGACGTCATCCCCGTCACCATGCACCGTGAAGATGCAGTTTGCCGAAGCTGGGTTCGGGTAGCCCGCTGAATTCCAAATGATAGATTGGGTCAGGGAGCCGTTGTAGAAGCTGACCCCAAGGTTGACGTCCGCACCACCCGAGCTTCCGATCCAAAGGAAGACCCATCCGCCTCCGCCAAACGTAGAACCATTCGTGATGATATAGCTCGATCCTGAATTCTTGATCGCTCCTGATTCACGCAGAACAATCGTGCAAAAGAACTGTTCGTCCGCTCCTGCGTCCAGGGCGTCCTGGTCAGTAGAAGAATTCAAGAAGAAACCGCCGGTTCGCCCACCCCGATCAGTTGACATAGCTGGCAGGTTGTTGATCCCATCCGAGCCTATCTTGAGGTCAGCTCCAGAGCGATTCGTGGGAACCGTCAGGTGGTGACCACTTCCTGACCTGTCTTTCCATTCCGTTACGTTGGTATCGCCTCCCTGGCAGGTGTGCCAGGAGGCATCCCACCAAGCAATAATTTTCGTTTTGAGCTCTCCGAGCTCAGGCGTGAAAGGGACTTTGGTCTTCGTGGTTGACATACCGCCAGTGCCTAGCCTGGACATAAAACCAAGCTTGTTTTTCTGCGTGTTGTTGTCAAACGTCAAAGCTATCTCCCATATCGAATATCACCCCGTCGCTTAATCCATCCAGGGGGGCCGTTGTTTGTAAATCCAAATGACGCATAGTGCTTGCGAAGCTCCTCGTCCATGAGCTGTTCTCGCTTGCGATCCGCAGCTGCATCGGGGTCCATGTTCATATCGTCGAGCCATAGGCCGCAGCAGGATGCCAGGGCGTCTAGCTCGTCATCATGCTTGAGGCTGTTCTTCTGCCTGGTCACCCTGGTCAGCTGATATTGCAGGTCCTCGTTGAAAGCTACTTCAGGCTTGAGCACCAGGCGGTGCGAGTTGAGTAGCGGTTCCAGGACGCCGATGATCCGCAGCTCTTTCTGGCCGGAGACCCGTTGTTCTTCCAGGTGGCATGCCCAACCCTCGGGACACTCCATTATCTCGTTGGGCTCGACAAAGTGCCGTTGCAGCGAAGGTTCCAGGAGAGAAGCAAACATGCCCGCACCGAACTGGCTTTCGACCACAATCTTGCCGACTCGGTTCTCTCTAGCTCTGAAGCAGATGGTGTCCAGGACTTGGGGGCCATACCCGCCTTCCAGGCCTTTGACCTCGTGGACGTAGAGGTAGCCGTTGATGTGGCTGACAATCGCGTATGCGGTCTTGTCCGCACCCTTGCCGGAGGGGTCAACCCACATGAACGTGCCTGAGTATTTGTCCCAGCTGGTGTCGTACATGATCGGGGCGTAGAAGCCGTCAGTGCCGAATCCAAGGCTGTTGATGTCTTCCAGGCGAGTGGTGCCACCACGATCATTGTGCTGACCCCAGGCAATAGTGATGGGAGCTTTGTCTCGTTGGACTGGGAAGACAATGCAGTCGCTGAGCCTCAAGGGGTAGCGGAGAGTGTCCCCCAAGCTCGTAATCATCTGGTACTGCATCGCAAAGGTGCTGCGACCCTCAGAAGCTTCCCGAGCTGCTAGCTCTTCCAGGTCAAACCGGTCTGGCCAAACGGGATCTCCAGGGCTCCCTTTGCCAGAATCCAGTCTTTCCTGGAGAGGTTCAGCTAGGTCGGGGATGTCTTCCTGGTCCCTGGGCAACATGGCTGGCCAGGACTGGAAGCGGTATCCGCTCTCAGAGAGCTTGTCCAGGAGAGACTCCTCGTGGTGAGGCGTGCCCAAGATCACGATGTCCCCACCAGGGATAAGGATGTTGTCGAACTCCTTGACTTCCTCACGCAACCTGGTCCGCATCTCCAAGGTCAGTGTGGTCTGGTTGGTCTCGACGTCATCTGCAATCAGCAGGGACGCCCGCGAACCAGTGATCTGGCCAGTGATAGAAGCTGCGGTAAACGATGGTGTCCGATCAGGGGGAGCTTGTCGAATGTCAAATTGGAGGGCGGAATCGCGTTGCCCCGCCGTTCGATCCGGAACCATGTGCTGGAGAAAAGGCACCTGGCCGATCCATTTCCTGGCCATGTGCAAAGAGTCTTTGCTGTGGCGTTCGGACTTGGAGACCAGGAGAACCCGTTCGTTGTCGTTCTTGAAAAGCCGCCAAAGGCAGAAAGCTAGGGTCACCCAGGTCTTGGAAGCTCCACGAAAAGCTCGAACTCCACGACGCTTGGGGCCATCCTGGAGCCAGTCTCCGATCTGGGTCTGGTGCTCAGCTGGGCTGGGAAGACCAACAGCTAGCCAGAGCTGTTCCAGGAAGAACGGAAAGCTAGACGCCAGCTTCCCGATGTAAGCTTCAATCTGCTCGGATGAGATCGAACCGCCACTCTGAGGTGCCTTTTCCGTTGCGTTTGTAGCAATAGAATCTGAGCCACCAGGCCCCAAGGGGTTTGGGTGGTGCTCCTCTTTCAACGTGCCATCCTTCGTATCCATCGCCATATTCTTCCTTGTAGGTCCCCGTCTTGACATGGACCTGCTCGTCCTGGACAACCTCGCAGCTGTCGGTCAGCCGCTCCCTGGCCAGTGTTACTTGCCAGGTGTCATGGGTGTGGCCAGTCATAATGATATCGGCGTCAGGCAACCAGGACGCCATTCGCCTGGTAGCCAGGGTGCCATGGCTCATCATGCCCCCGCCTCCAGAGCCGTGGAAGAACTTCAGCCGGAACCGCTTGTGCTCACCATGCCTCTTGATGCAGAAGTTGACCCAACCCCCATAACCGCCAGCGTGAACATGGTGTCCAGTCTTGGTGGTCAAGCCCTGGCAGAACCGCTCAGTCAGGTCAGTCTCATGCCTTTTGCGGATGGACTGCTCATGGTTTCCACGGCCCACGACCACGAATAAATCCGCGTAGGGGGCGTAGAAGTCAACGGCGTGATTTACCAGGGCATCCAGGTAATCGCCGTTCTGATACTCATCACGCAGAGCTGTCTTATCAGCCCTCTTATCCCACTTGCCCTGCATGGCGCAGAACAGGTCGCCAGCGTCAATGATGCCAGCTCCACGCTCCCTGGCCATTTCCAGGTGCTTTAGCTCCAGGCCGTGGTCCGTATGGGCGTTGTCGTGATGGCGGTCAGAGCTCAGCAGGAACCATTGTTCCCAGTCTTTTGCGCTACGAACATCCATTCGGACTGTTGTTACCGCCCGATTGGGATACTCGCATACGACCTTATTCATCTTCAGTATCCAGGTGAGCCATCTCCAGGATGGCCACTTTCGGGATTGAGATGCAATAGTCAAACGTAGTCCGGTACTTGTCAGACCTGGCAGGCTTGATAGCTCCGGCTATTGCAACGTACTCATCACACTCATGAAGGATAAACCCAATGCTGAGGATAATTTGCGGCTCTGTGACATCCTCAAGCTCGACTTCGGCGTTTGGAGTGGGCTCAGAGGAGTCAATCCACTTGACCATGGCCAGCTCCACACACTCACCCGATCTTGTGATCTGGCATGTCGGGGACGTCGAGTCGCAGCCCGCGTTGCTGCATTTCCGTGATGATTGAACCAATGGGGTTCTCCTCGGTTGGAATCGCGGTGATGCCGCAATCTTTGAGTCGTTGGCGGATTACGTTCAGGTCCGCAGCTGTAGCCTGGACGCGGACGGCCTCGCCGTCTTTGTTCATTATCTCACGCCCGTTGGCCAGGACTTCCTGGAGGTGCCGGTCAAAGGCGTCTCCCAGCTGTTGCATGTCACTCATCGTCTAGGATCGCCTCTGGCACCACTGGAGCACCGGTTGTGCGGTACAGCAATCGCAGTATCGCGTTGTTTTGGAAGGGCAGCAGTCGAGCTGCGTTGTAGGCCGTGTATTCGTCAGCTTCACCTTTGAGTACGTCAGCGGATACTTCTACGACATCAGCAGCCATAGATCCGGTTGGTCCCATCGCCTGGACCACAGCTTTCTCTGCCTGGCCGGAGTAGGTGGGTTGGGTAGCTCCACCACCGACGGTGTTGCCAAACGCAACACCAGGACTGATCGGCACCCCCATGTAGTCGGTGATACCAGTCAATCTCGTGATAGGTCCACCCATGCCCGAGTAAGACCAGGCTTTGTATGTCATGCCCAGGGGGTTCTCTCCCCACTGCTCAATCGACTCATCAAACGTACGTCGCCCTGAAAGGTGGTTGGTGATGGAGTCAGTCAACGCACCCATGAACAGGTAGCTCATCTGGTACCAGAGCTGATACCTAGCTGGCATCTGAGCCATCGGGATGGATCGCTGGTTCACAAAAGCCATGGTGAAAGTCTGGAACTGGTTGAACAGCTTGCCCATGATTGTGTAGTTGATTAGCGGCTTGTCGAACTGCCCTGGCGTTACAACCAGGTGACGGTTGACTTCATCGTCAACCCTGGATGTGATGACGTCCAGGAGATCACGATTGGCTTGAATCTCAAGGTTCCAGTCATCAAACCCAGGCAGGAAGGTTGTCTTCTGATCCTTCATGTATTTCGCAAACCCACCAGGGCCTGAATACATATCACTGATTTTCTTACCGCCGGAGGTGTATCCGTTTTCGTACACCAATCGGTGGTATCTCTTGGCAGCTTCGTAGTTGAACCCTGCCTGGTTGGTCTTAGCTGCTCGGAACTTCGAGAGCTTGGCCTTGCGGAAAGCCGCAGCTGGGTCAAGTCCCTCATTGATTAGGTCCTGAGCTTGGATCATTCTCTTGGATGTTCTGCCCAGCTCGTCAAACGTAAGCAGTGTTCCAAGCCTCTTGTTTGAGTTGGTGATCCAATTCATGCCTGAAGCTTTAGCTGAGAAGTCCGACATATCCTGCAAGAAAGACTCAGCACCAGCTGTAGCTCGTCGGAATCCACCCATGCCAATGCCTTCGTCCAGGACATCAAAGTCAGCGTCAGTGATCTTCCTAGCTCGTGAAGTCATGTCTGCCCAGAGCCCCAGGAACTCCAGGTCACGCTTGGGCATCTCTTTCATCAAGCCAATAGCGTTGACCAGGTTCTTGGTAGCTTTCGGGTTGTTGAGCATGTGAAGCGTGATCGGAGTAATGTCGTTCAGCTGAGCCCATCCAACCGATCCGAGCTTGTTGAGGAAGTTGACCCTGGACACGTTTCTGCCCAGGTATCCAAGAACACTGTCGGAGTTGACCGAGTTGCGAGACAAGCTGGCGTCACCATTCATCTCCGCCAAAGGTCGGATGATGTCGCGCTCAGCCCTGGTAGCTCCAGAGTCCGCAGCCTTCATCAGCTTCTGGTTGCCAGTTGCATTTGCCAGCTGCTTCAGTTTGTCGAAGTGTTGGGTCTGGAGGGTCACCAGGTCTTCATACGTCTTGATGGGTGAACCATCGTCGAGACGGTACTGCTCCCATACATCCCTGTTCAGCTGGAGAGCTCTAGCTGTTGCAGCTCGACCATGGACGTTGAAGCTGTAGCGGGACACCAAGCTCTCAACAGTGCTGTCCAGGAAGTCACCAACCTCGCTGTAGTCGATATTTAGGACTCTTTCGGCAAACTCGTTGCCCGTACCTCGACCAGCTACGTTGCCTCGGCCTGATCCGGTTATGCCGTTCTTGATGCCTTCAGCGGCCCTTCTTGCCTGGATTCTTCGCTCATCTTCGTAAGCAAACCGAAGGTTGTCCTCCAGGTCGCCGACCTTGGTGTTGGCAAACCGCTCCGCAGTTGGTATATTCCTATTAGGAGGTCCACCAATGGAACCACGCATTCTCGCTGCTGCTGACGTCACCGGACTCGGTGTGCTCAGACTTATCGACGGCCCAGGCGAAACTATGTTCGTTGAGGGCTGGGACCCGTCCGAACGCACCTGGTCACGCAAGTCTGTTGACGGTCGGACTGTTGAGTCAATCGAGCTCGGTGCTTTGTCTCCTGGCAAGGTTGACGCCCTTGGCATCCCTCGTGGTGACGTCGGTATGTCCAACGACGACTGAGCTCCACCCCTTGCCTCAAACCTGGCAAACGCTTCGTCAAAGACTTCCTTGAGTCTTGCATTCAAGAGTTTTGCTTCATCCTTTGTGACCAGGGTGACTCCACCTATTTTGGTTCCACCAGTTTCATAGTTGTCTTTGTGGAGCCTGGACAATTCGTACGGCTTGTGCGTCAGACCATTGATGTCTCGGAACTCAGGGATGTTCCCTTGGATCTCGACGGTCATCTTTCCGTCTGGAGTACGCATGAAAGCTCGAATCATTCGGTGTCCACCCAGGTTGGCTCTAGGCATCTCCAAACTGTTGTCGAGCTCCAGCAGCCGGTAGCCCTTAGCTTGGAGATTCCGGAATGTTTCCTGGGCGTGCTGGAAGCTATTTACCTTGAACTGGTAGCCAAGAATGTCTGAGATTGTTCGCAGATCAGCTCCGGAGTCCATGATTTGCTGGATTCGGGTTTCACCTTTTGTCCTGGAGAAAATCTCAGGAGCTGTATCTGAAGAGTCCAGCGTCAGCTTTGATCCAGGCTTAAAGTTGTTCTGATCGCCCAGAACCCGCAAGCCTTTCTCAAGAAGCTCCAGGGTGTCCAAGTCTTCTTTGGATAAGCCTTCTCGGTCGATACCTTTGACTCGATCCCGAATACCTTTCAGAGCTGGCCCAATGTCCGTTCCTTCGGGGAATGTGTATTCCACGTTGTTCCTGGGACTAGGACCGAACATATTAGAAAAGCGAACCCCGCCAGCATCAGTGGTGGATTGCAGGTCGTCTACGGTGACTCGTCCTGCGTCAGCCAGGTCCTGGAGAACTTCGTCTTGCCTTTCGAGAGCTAGTTGACGCACGAACGCCACATCGTTCGAGTTGTGGCCGACCAGGTTACCCTTGAGGTATCCACCGATCTCATTGGATTCCATGTGCCTGGTGAGCGTTGGAGAATCAAGCCCAGCTGCAAAAGCTTGCATGAATGCCGTATCAGAGTTAGACACGGGGGTCATGGGGAAAACCGACTCTTCGCCTGGTCGAAGTATTCGTCCTGGAGATACGTCATCCAGGTACTTCTTCATGGCATCACGGAAAGCTCGTGGCCCCATGGTGTCTAGGGCGTAGGCCATGATCGAAGCCTTGCCATCACCAATGAACTTCGCGTCTGGTGTCATGCGAACCTGGTTGAAGAAGAAGTCTTCCCAGGTCTCACCCGAGCCCTTCCAAGCCGTGTGAGCTTCGACGAACTCAGGCATTCTTTGGGCCAGGGTGAAGTGACCATGCCAGGTATTGTTGGTAGCCTTTTCTACCCTCAGCAGCTCTGGGATAATCCCCATCACCTTGTTCTCTACCCCTGGAGCTGCGTCAGCCAGGACGTCCATGTTCTGATCCAGGACGCGAGCTAGCAGTGTGGTTTGAATCTTGGTCCGACCCTCTGGGGTCAGCTTCTTTCTTTTGACGTCAAATATCTCCTGGACGTCCCTGGCCGTGAACACTCGGTCTTTTTCCAGGGCACGAAGAATATCATCGGCGTTCTTAGGGTCCTCCAGGACTTTGGCCAGGGTAAGCACATCTCCATCATCTGCCAGCAATCGGCTGCTCAGAAGATCAATGGTGTCCTGGCTCAAGCTTTCAGCTCTAGCTACTGCATTACCCCTGCCTGAGTAAGCTGCGCTCATCGACTCGTTGGCAATCCTGCTGAGCTCGCCTGGCTTTCCAGGGTTCTCCAGGGCTACGACCAGGACTGGCTTGTTGGGCACATTCTCGGTGGCGATGCCCAGCTCTTTGGCCTTCTTCAAAGTGAAAGCTCTTAGCTGGTCAGCGTTGCCTTGTTGGTACGCCAGCTTCATTCCTTGGGTCCGAGCGTTACCAGAAACGACGGCACCAGTCTTGGCAATAGCTGGCATCCCCTCCTGGAAGGTGCTGGGCACATTCTGGACCAGCTCTGGTTTGGGATCTTGTCCAATCCTCTGAACCGTGTCGATTGACTGCTGGCCCTCTCGCGGATCGCCGTATCCTCGGCCTACGTTGCGGTCAGGAGGCGTTACAGACCCGTCAGCCTCTACTCGCCCTTTGGTTTCTGCAAAGCCTCCCTTGGCGTTCCTGGCCCCCGTAGGGTCATGCGATGGCAGAAGGTCATCCAGGTCGACCAGGATTACCTGGCCGTCATGCACACCACCAGCTGGGTCGTAGAGAGTAGTCCGTGGACCATGCCCTGCAATCTTGACGGGTTGACCAGGAAAGTTGCCACCAAGCTCGACTGGCCGGTGGGGATCAACGTAGTCAGCTCCGCGAGGTAGGGGCACGCCATTCTCAGCTTGGCGAAGAGCGTCCTCCAGGGATTCCAAAGCTTCCCTGGTAGCTCGTTCACCAGCAGTGTCCAGGGGAACTCTCTCGGATGGAAGTGTTGGTGGCTCATCACGCTTAGCTCCAAACAAGCCTCGATTGTCTTCTGGCTTGGCAGTTTCGTGACCTTTGCCGTAGCCCTCGAACACATCCTTGCCAGCTTTGCGGTTCATCTCCTCGACGACTTTGGGGTCCAGGATCACATCGTCTGCGGTGATTTTGACACCATTCCGAACCAGGTCTTTCTTCAACATCGCCTGGGCCAGGCGGTCTACGAACTCTTGAGGGTTAGCTCGCACCAGGCGTGGGCTAAACACCACTGGCATGTAGTTGCCCAGGTTGGCGTTGGATGGGTCCAGGAACCCAACCTCTACCAGCTTCTGACCCATGAAGTCAAAGTAAGACTGGGTTGCGTCGGCAGCTGCTTCAATACTCGGGTGGACGTCTTTTGGAATAGAAACGTCAAACCCAGACTTGGCTGCATGTCGCCGTCGAAGTAGCTCGACAACCGCGTTCTCAAACTCGACTTTGCCGCCGATTCGATTCAGTTGCAGCTCACGGCCATCAAAATTGATCCGGTCACCCTTCTTGCGTGCCGCTCGGGCAGCTTTGAATGCGGTGTAGTTGCCAGCCATCAGCTGGGTAGCTTTGTTATCCAGCTGCGTTTTCAGGCCTTCAATCGTTGCTCCTGCTTTGTTGGCCAACGGGTTCAGAGCTGATCCTGCCTTAAGAGTGGAGGAGCTACCACTTGCCAGGACAAACACATCCTGGAGAAGTCGAAGCGTGGTGTCTTTTGCATCCAGCTTGGTTTCCAGACGGCCACCTGGAGTGAACTTGGGCCCGATCTTGGTGTGAGCTGAAAGCAGCTTGCCAAACTTGGAGACGTCTAGCTCTCCCCTGGTAGCGACTCTGCTGAGATCCAGGAACCCTGCATCGGTCTCAAAGTAGCTCAGCAGGCTCAGGAGGGACTGATCGTCGTGCTCCGTAACGTGCAAAGTTTTTCCTGCGGCGGCATATCTTTTCTTGATCCTTTCCAGCATCAGCAAGCTCGGGTCAGCTGGGTTAGCTGGATCAATCAGAGCTCGAACTGGTGTGTTGTCAGCCAGGGGGCCGTCTGCAATCTGCCGCAGCTCTTCCAGGTTGCGGGTCTGCTCGTCAGCGACGGACCACTTACTGTCGGCCCCCATGGTTCTGTTCCTGGACGCCGATGACTGGAGACTCATCACTTCCTCACGGCTGATCTTCAATCCCTTCATGTGCCGATCAATCTTGGCTCTTGCGTCACCAGCTCCGGTGACCCGTCTAAGGCCACCCCTAGCACCCTTAGCGAGTAGCGGGAGACCACCTCCCAAGAATGATCCCAAGCCAAACACCATGAGCTCATCCTGCACACCAGGCAAATCGGTGGAGGGGCTCAATGTGTCCAGGGACTTGTCCCAGGCAACACCGTAAGCACCAATCCTTGCGGCATTCCCAGCAGCTCTCAGAGCTTTTATGTCCTTGGCGTGGTCCAGGAGTTTGATTGCCGTCCTGGCCCTGCCCACGGTCTTGAGTTGCTTAGCAAGCTTCCCAAGTCTAAGAAGTCCACCCACCCCAAAGCTTGCCTTTGCCAACACATACGACTCAGCAAGACCAGCCAGGATTCCTCCACCAATCATGGCACCGTACTCACCGGTAGTGTCAATGTTCTGTAGAGCTTTGATGGTGTCTAGGCCCTCTTGAGCGTATTGGTCAGCGTCAAGAGGGTTGTAAACAGTGTCGAACTGCCCCACCTCAATGAGTTGTTCAATCATCTGCTCATCTTCGGTGCCTGCATACTTCTCTCGCAGGTACCCCAAGCCGTCAAAATTTGGGTCTTTGGTTCCAATGTGGAAGAACTTCTTCCCCCCAGTTTCTGAAGTCATACCCTCGATGTATTTGGTGATATCTCCGGTGATCGTGATGCTCTGCATCCCCTCGTATACATGCGACCAGGAGAACCCCTTCATCGCCTGGATGCCTGGGTCATCTGGAGTTGTGTAGAAGTTTCCGTCTCGCAGAGTGGGGTCCAGGCCAAGCTGAGCTTGACTTAGCAGCCGCCTGGTCTTGAGTCCAGGGAACTGGAGCTCGTCATCATCACCAAGGGTTTCTGGTTGGAAGTCGTCAGTTGCCAAGATAGCCTCCAAGGCCTAGCGGATCATCTTTGTTGCGAAGAGTAAGATCAATTTGATTAGGGGAATACAGCAAGAAAGTATCTGTCTTTGGGTCCACCAGGTAATTCCCGTTGACGTCAAGCATCATGTACCCGCCGCCATTTGCAGTATCCATGAAGGGGCCTGGGTAGACCTGAGACCAGTCAATGTTTGCATCGCCCCCGTTGTTGCGGAAGTATTCCTGGTAAAGAGTCTCAGCATCGGGGTCAGCCAGGTTGAAGACAGCTCTGTTCCACATTTCAGCTGCTCTCACCTGGTTGCGAGCTGGTGTGGTCCAACGGTTTGCGAAGTTGCCGCCAGCTGGGATAATCCGTCGTTGGTCGGCGTCTGGCCCCCAGATTGCAAAGTCAAAGCCATCCTGGAGCTGATTGATTGTCCTGGTCATCGCCTCTACTCGTCTGGCTTCTGGGTCAGCTGCAAAGGTAGGGTTGGAGCCCAGCATCTCGTAAGTGTCTGCAAAGTTGTCAGAAACGAATTGCTGAACTTGCGGATCAGCCAAAGCTGATTGATCCACTGCGCTTTTAAACATCCGTGGAATATCACCAAAGAAACCAGAGCTAGGCATCTCCATGCTCAGATCATTCATGTTTACTGCCACATCACCCAGCTTTGTGAGATCACCTTCTTCTGACCCCTGCAATACGCTTGTTGCCAGTTTGAGAGCCGAGACCCTGTACCCTTCGTTGTAATAATCTTCTTTCTCAAGCTCTCTAATTACTGTTTCACGGTCACGGGTCGGAATACGTTCTTGCTGCGTGAAGGCAGTTTGCAGAGTTGTAATAGACGATTGAAACTGGTCGTCGAAGTCGGGGCTTCCGACTGCTCTTCGTAGCTTGTCTAGCTCAGTAGAAAACGCCACGGACATCCCGCCAGGCATGACGGCGTTGTCTCCCTGGGTCAAGCTGGCCAGGAGACGTCGGTGCATCACGGTGCCCTCTTCAACGATTCCAAGCCGCAAGAGTGTCTCAAAGCTGCCAGCTCGTCCCTGCCCATCGGGTCTGGTCAGACCAGCTCGCAAAGAGCGAAGCACATCTCGGGGGACCATGTTTAGACGGATAATTGATTCAGCTATGAACTCTCCGTTCTGGATACTGCCGTCTGAGCCAAGGCCTCCTCCATTCTTGAGAGCCAAAGTCATGGCTTTCTCTTCATCGTTTGTGCCAGAAACAAAGCCGCCACTTCCCTGGAGAATCCCTCCAACCCTTTGGAGAACTTCATCACTCTCGGGAATGCTGCTCAGGACGGTTCGTACCTGGGCAGGTGTTAGATCAAACGGAGAGGCCTGACGTCCTGGCTTTGGTAGCCGATCAAGAGCTTCTTCTCTGAGCTCCTCAACGCCACTTACCGTCATTGTTCCACCAGGGACGTTTGCTGGAAGCGTGAACTGCGGAGCTCCGGTGTCATCATCGACGGTTGCACGAAGCACACCAGCTTGGAACTGCATAGCCAAGATCGGCTGCATCGAGCTCATAAAGTCATCTCGTATGTCTGGAGTGGCACCCAGGTTGTCCAGGATGTCTGATATCTCACCAGCGAATCTGAAATCACCGTTTTGAGTCAGAGTCCGGATTGCGGGAATCAGCACACCTTTAAGGCCCATCTCAAGCCGTTCCTCATCGGAAAGCATTGGGTAACGCCCTGCAAGGTCTTCGTCGATCTCCTCAAATCGAGCTGTCAGATACATGGTTGAAACCATGTCCTCCATGTCACTCACCGTGAGGTCTGGACTGAGCTGGAACTTCTGACCCATAAACGAAACTTCTCCGCCAGGGAAGGCGAAGTCGTAGGAAGACAGAGCTTGGTCATCCTCCATCCCCATGCCAATCTGCTCTAGCTCCATGCCTGCATTGGCCAGGTCTGCACCCAGACCCACCTGCATATGCGTGGTATCGCTTAGCATCCTGGATTCAAGCTGAGCCTGGTCACGTTGCAGCAAACCGGCATACATCCGGCGGGTGAACGTGGGGACAAAGCCCTGGGTGTAGCCGTTTGAGATAGGGCCAGTGATATCGCCAGCTAGTTTCTCCAGGTCTGCCTGGACATCCTCCACGGGGCGGAGCAAACCGGTGTTTGGGTCTCGCACCGTCAAGTCCGGCAGTAGGCCCTCTTCTACAAAGGCCAGCTGCTCCATCGACTGGAGGATCGCGTGATCTGCTCCCAAGCCTTTATCAACCGTGTTGGCCTGGCTAATCGTCCGGAATGCGGAGGTCGAAGCTTGGGTCAAGCTGGTCAAAAGATTGTCGAGCTGGCGAGCCTGTGTGAGCTGAGAGCTGCGGCCAATCATGCCCAGGGGCGTGACGTTGGCAGGTGGCTGAGGGACACCGGTAGCTCTAGCTCTCGATCCCTGGTTGGCCAGGAGTCCTAATGCAGAAGTGTTGAGTTGACTCATGTGTTACCTCCAAGTCCTGGTAGACCACCACTCATTCCACCGGTTGATGCTACTTGTGTGCCTCCTCCAAATCCTGGGATGAACAACGCAGGTTGGTTAGCACCGAATATCCCAGCACCAACTCCACCTTTTCCACCAGCGTAGAAAAGAGAACCTTCCGTAGCCCCAAACGCTGCGGTTCCTGCTGCCTGGATGCCCATACCAGCACCGAAACCTTGCAGAGCTCCGCTAGCTGCCGCCAGGAGTGGGTCCTGGACAGCGGCGTCATAGGCCTGCTTGGTTTGCTCCAGGCCAAAGGTGAGATTCTGTTTCTGAAACATGAACTGGAAGTCTGCGTTCTCGCCCAAGACAGCCTGGTTGATTTCATAGTCTCGCTCCTGAGCCCCGATGATTTGAGCTCCTGACCCAGATCCGGATGTTCGTCCAGCTCCAGCTAGAGCTGCCGCAGCTGCTCCCCTGGCTAACGTGGCCTGGCGAGCTGCCTCAGCTTGTTCTCTTTGCAGCTGGGTAGAGGTAGCTGCACCTTCAGATTTGTATTTGTCCACCAGCTGACGGTTGCGAACGACGGCCTGGTTGTACGCAGCTTTGTTTGCGGACCTGGTTTGGGCGTAAGAAACCCCCCCTCCAATAACAGCCATGACGATCGGAATGGCGAATGATCCCATGCTGACTCCTTATTGACCCATTTGCTGGTTGGTTGAGTATGTGCCGTAGACTTCAAGGCTGGCGATGGTCATAGGCCTAGCCTCGACACTTGAAATCTTGATTCGTTGCTGCTGAGCGTCACCAGTCACGATGAACTGCTCACTCCTGGTAGAGCTGGC